GAGAGAAGAAGAGCCCACGCAACCCTAATTTCAAAATCCGCGAAATTAATTCAAAATCGTGAACGGCCGCAAGCCAAAACCGACCAAGCGCCAGATGGACGCCGGCGATCCGCGAAAGCTCGGAAAGCAAAAGCTCCGCGCCAAACTCGACGCCGAGCCGAAAGCCGCCCGCGGGCTGCCGGCATGCCCTCGCCATCTTCGCGGCCGTGCTCGCGCCTGCTGGAACTTTTGGACTCGCGAGCTCGAGCTAATGGACCTCGATTCGCGGCCCGACGCGCAAATGCTTGAGGGAGCTTGCGTCGGTTACGCCCGCGCGGTCCAAGCGGATCTCCTCATCGAGAAGCAGGGTATCGTCATCGAGGAATGCAAGATCGTGAAGGACGTGATTGTTGTGTTGAAGCGCCGGGCGCATCCCGCAATCATGATCAGCCGCGCCGCCTGGCGTCAGGTCCAAGCCTTTTGTTCCGAGTTTGGGCTTTCGCCGGTCAGTCGGACCCGCCTCGCGATCGAGAAACCGGAGGGCGGGGAATCGGATCTGATGACGCTTTTGACGGCCCCTCGCGCGCCGCGCCCAACCGTAAACTGATGTGCCGTTTTCGCAGCAACACGCCGACGCCGCATGCAATTTCTTCGAACTGATCCTGAAGCACACGGTGGACGAATGGTACGGAAAGCCGTTTATCCTCGCGCCATGGGAAGAAGAAGCAACTTCGCAGATCTTCGGACAGCTTACCGAATCGGGAAGTCGGCTGATCGAGACCGTTTACGAGGAAGTTCCGAAGAAATCTGGCAAGACGGAGTGGGCAGCTGGTCTGGCGTTGCTGGTGTTGATGTTCTCGAAGGACCGAGGATGCCAGGTCTACGGCGCGGCGGCAGCCACACGACAGGCGATGAACGTTTACCGGGCGGCCTGCGCGATGGTTTCGCAGAGCAAGATTCTTTCGAAGCGCCTGAAGATCATGCGGGGAACAAACCGCATCGCGAAGCGCGGCGATCCGGACTCGTTTTACGCGGCGATCGCGGCGGACGGGGATATGGGCGACGGAGTCAATCCGGCCTGCGTCATCGCGGACGAAGTTCACCGATGGAAGACGCGCAAGCAGCTCGAGAACTGGGATGTGCTGACTAATGGCGGAATCACCCGAAGGCAGACCTTGACGATCGCCATCACAACCGCGGGCGTGCAGAACGAATCGCCGATCGCCTGGCGCTTGCATGAGAAGACACGCAAAATCCAGGAAGGCATCATTTCGGATCCAAAATTCTACGGACGCATTTACGGCGCCGCTGTCGAAGACGATCCGCACGATGAGAAGACCTGGATCAAGGCGAATCCGTCACTGAAAGAGAATGGCGGCTTCCTCGACATTTCCAAGATCCGCGAGAAGTACACCTCGCTTTCGGCCGAGGGCGATCTGACCTCGTTCAAAAGATATTTTTTGAACATGTGGGACCAGAAGGAAGGCCGCTCGATCGACATGGCGAAGTGGGATGCCTGCCGAAGCGAGTGGACCGCCGCCGGCTTGCTGCCGAAACCTCCCGAAGACGCAGTGCGGCCTCTGCCTCATGACGTGATCGCTCATTTTATCGAGCGCCAGTGCTGGGTAGGCGTCGATCTTTCGATGAGCACTGACCTCTCGGCAATCGCATTCGTCTTCCCGCGTGACGATGGAGGCTTTGACGTGCTGCCGTTCTTCTGGACGCCGGCGGCTGGCCTGCGCGCCCGCGAATTGAAAGACGGAATGCCCTATCGCCAATGGGCGGAGCAAGGCTTCCTGGAGTTGTGCGAGGGCGATGTGATCGATTACCGCGACATGCGGGCCCGGCTGGAATGGGGAGCGCGACTGTTCGACCTCGAAGAAATCTGCTTCGATCCCTGGAACTCGCGCGAGATGTCCGTTTCCATGGTCGAGGACGGTTACCGCTGCGTTGAGATCCGGCAGGGATTCGCGACGCTAAGCGAGCCGTCGAAAAAGATCTTGTCGCTGGTCGCATCCGGGCAACTCGGCCACGGCGGCCATCCCGTTTTGCGGTGGAACGCGAGCTGTCTCACGGCGAAAGAAGCAAACGACAATCTCATGTTTGTAAAGCCGGAACGGTCGAGGAATTCCTCGCGAATCGATGGAATTTCGGCCACGACGAACGCGCTGGCGCGCGCGTTGATCGCAGAGAGCAACACTGTTTCTTACTCCGGTCTCAGGAGCGTCGGTTAGTGCTTTTTCCCGAGATCCGATCGGCCGTCAAGAGCTTCTTGAGCGGCTTCGGTTCGGAGCCGGTTTCGCTCGGTCGGGAACTGAAGGCTGTAATGCCCTTCGACCTGATCAGCGCCGATTGGTATGCGCGGAACGGGTTTCAGCGGCTTGCGTCACTTACCGCCGGCGGGCTGCCGGCATGGTCGGGCGAGCCGGTGTCGACGGCTACCGCGATGAATCATTCGGTGGTCTGGGCCTGCAACCGGATCATCAGTGAGTCTGTCGGGTTCATTCCTGCCGTAATGCTCCAAAAGAAGGGCGACGACAAGCGGGAAGCGACCGAAAAGCCAATGTATTCGGCGCTCAAGAATGCGCCAAACGATGAGATCACGGCTCAGGGCTTCACGGAAATGCTCACGAGCCACTGCGTTCTGGAGGGCAATTCTTACGCGCAGATCGTGCGGCGGTCCGGAACGGGGATAGCGGTTGAATTGCGCAATATCTCGCCCGAATGCGTGAGGCCGAGCCGGGAGAAAACAGGGCAGAAGCGGCTCATCTACCTCATCAAAGAGGGAAACGAGCCAGAAAAGACATACACGGTTCAATCGGGCAAGCCGCAAGACATTCTGCACATCCGGGGCCTCGGATGGGACGGCATTCGCGGCTATTCGGTCATTTCGATGGCGCGGCACTCGGTCGGAACCGCCCTCGCCGCCGAACGCAACGTGGCGCGGTTCTACGCGAATGGCGGCCGGCTGCCGTACAACCTCAAGCTCAGCCAAAAGTTCAAGGATGATCGGGATTTAGATAAATTTAGAGCGGACTGGCAGGCCGTATATTCCCAGCCGCATCTAGCGCCCATTCTTGAGCCCTGGCTTGACTACCAAACCACCGGACTGAACCTGCGCGATTCGCAGATGCTCGAAACCCGGCAGTTCTCAGTGCCGGAAATCTGCCGCTGGTTCAGTGTTTCGCCGCATCTGGTAGCCGATCTCAGCCGCGCAACGTTTTCAAACATCGAGCAGCTTGCGCTCGAATTTGTGCAGCGAACGCTGATGGCCTGGCTCACGCGCTGGGAGCAGGAACTATGGCGTTGCGTGCTGACCCCGGAAGAGAAATCGCAGGGCTATTTCTGGCGCCACAACGTGAATGCGCTACTTCGTGGCGACTTCCAGAGCCGCATGACCGGCTACGCAACGATGCTACAAAACGGCGTCAGCTCGATCAACGAGGTCCGCGATCTTGAGGATCAAAACCCGATCGAGGGCGGCGACGATCATTACATTCAACTCAACCTGCGCGATGTGACGCAGCCCGCGCAGACGGCCCGCGTGAAGGTCGGCAGCAATCAACAGGAGGCGGCGGCATGAAGACAAAACGGATGAGACTCGAAATCAAAGAGATTTCGGAGACCGGCAGCTTCGAGGGCCTGCTCTCGCCCTACGGAAATCGGGACATGGGCCGGGATGTCGTCGAGGCTGGCGCCTACACCAAAACCCTGAAGGACCGCGGCAATGTAGTTCCGATGCTCTGGCAGCACGATGAGACCGAGCCGATCGGCAGCTTAACGCTCGAAGATCGCGCAGATGGCCTCTATTGCAAGGGCCAACTCCTGATGGAGCTTCCCGAGGCGAAGAAGGCTTACGCACTGATCAAGGCTCGCATCGTTAAGGGCCTCTCGATCGGCTTCGAGGCGGTGAAGGATGCGGTCGTAAACGGTGTCCGGCACCTGAAGGAAATTAAGCTTTACGAAGGCTCGATCGTCACGTTTCCGATGAACGAAATGGCCCTGATCACGAGCGTCAAGGGGCTCAGGCAAATCAAGGGTGATTTCAACGAGGAGCTGACAGAGAACCAACTGCAAGACGCCGGTTATCAGATGTGCTGCGCTCTGTCTCAGGCTCTCTGTTCAGTCATCTGGTCGGAAGCGACGCGCGAAGAAATGCTCAGCGCGAGCGAAACTATCATTCAGCAATTTTCTGACGCCTACATGGCGTATCTTCCGCAGTACCTCGACATGCTGGCCGAATTGTACGGCATGGACACCAAGGCGTGGAAGAGGCAGCGCGAGGCAAAAGCAGGCCGCCGGCATAGCGCCGCGGACCGCGCGGCCCTGCAGGGCGTCATCGACAGCTTATCCGCACTTATCACCGAGGAAGCCGGCGGAGACGCCACTTCCGAAGGAGAAGCCGCGGGCGAAACCAAGTCCGAGCCGGAGATTGACCACTCGGCAGTCAGTTCACTGCTTACCAAAGCTAAGGAGACCTACAAATGGAATTGCAACAGCAATTAACCGAACTGATCACCGAGCAGAAGAGCTTCATCGCGAAAGCAGATGGAGAATTCAAGTCGCTCGGCACGGTCACAACCGAAACGAAAACGCGCCTGGACGCGATCCAGACGCAGGTCGATGCCATCGACAAGAAGCTCGTAGACCGCATCGGGACACCGGGCGCCGAGCAGAAGAGCCTCGCCGAAGTGCTCAAGGAAAACGACGACGTCGCCCGCATCGTCCGCGACAAGAAGGGCCGCGCGGTGTTCACGCTCACCGGTGAACATTCGCGGATCGGCGAGGTCAAGACGATCACAACACCGGCGATCGTGACGCCGGGCGTGGTCGATGCCGACCGCATGCAGGGCATCGTGACGGAAGCGCGCCGCACATTGCGCGTACGCGACGTGCTTTCCTCGCGCCCCACTACGCTGCCGCTGGTGTATTGGGTGAAGGTCAATTCCCCGCTTGTCAATGCTTCGCCACAAGTCGAAGCCAGCTCGAAGTTCGAGAATGCCGTGACATTCACGACGGCGAATTCGCCCGTGAAAACGATCGCCACATTCATCAAGGCTTCGCGCCAGGCGCTCGATGACTTTGCCGAACTGGCGGGCTTTCTGCAGACGGGCCTGCCCTATTACGTGAACAAAGACGAGGAAGACCAGCTCCTCAGTGGCGACAACACCGGTGAAAACCTGAACGGTCTCACCACGCAAGCCACCAGCTTTGATACAAGCCTGCTCTCTGCGGCGGCCGGATATACCCGCATTGATCAGGTTGGCGCGGCGATCGAGCAGGTAAACGCCATAGACGAAGTTGATCCGACGTTCATCATCATGAACCGCAAGGACTGGTGGAAACTGCGGCGCACGAAAGACAGCTTCGGGCGTTATATCCTCGGCGATCCGCAATCAATCGGCAATCCCACGCTGTGGGGCCTGACTCCGGTAGCAACTAACGCCATTGCGCAAGGAACCTTCCTTGTTGGCAGTGGCAATGCGGCGGCGACCGAAATTCGCGATCGCATGGAGATGCAGGTCGATATCTCCACTGAAGATTCGGACAACTTCCAAAGAAACCTCGTCACGATCCGCGCCGAAAAGCGCCTCGTGCTCTGCGTCATGCGTCCGGCAAGCTTCATCACCGGCACGTTCGCCACTTCGCCCGCCTCCTAATCGGGCACAAACGGAAGGGTGGACTAGTTCCGCCCTTCCTGCCTCTTTCTAGTCCACCCATGAAACTCATTGCTGATCGTCAACTCCGCGGGAGCTATGGCCGCGTCACGCCGGGCCAAACCTTCGACGCTCCGGAAGACGTTGGCGCGTCGCTAATGAAACGCCAATTGGCTCACCGCGCCGAAGCGCCCCGCGTCGCCTACGAAACCAAGGTGATCGTTCCCGAGGCTCCCGAGGTAAGCGCGCGGCAACCGTTTCGTGACGTGCCTGTGCCTTACGCGGAATCGCCGTCAGTGGCTCCCGAAAGCAATCGGGTGTTTTCTCCAACAGACTTACCCTCATCGCGAGCTGATGATCCTCGCGGACGGGGAGGACGTAAAGGACTTGGTACCCGCCGATGAACGAATCCGCCTTATCCACCTTGCCGATTCGCGGAGTATCGGCGAAAAGCGAAATTTGGGATGTGAACGGGCAAGCGGCGCATTTATCTGCCATTGGGACGATGACGATTACTCCGGACCGGAGCGGCTCACAACCCAGGTTGAAGCCCTTACAACCGGAGTTGCGGCAGTATCCGGATTCCACAGCATGCGGTTCACTGATGGAGCCCGCTGGTGGAAATACAACGGAACTCGAAATTACGCCCTCGGAACCTCCCTCTGTTACCGGCGCGAGTGGTGGGAAGTGAACAAGTTTCCGGCCTTGCAGGTTGGAGAGGATAACGCTTTCGTGGCGAACGCTTGCGCGCGGCGCCAGCTCGTCACGGAAGACGCTGGAGATCTGATGTATGCGACGATCCACCCGGGCAACACGAGCCCGCGAAATAAGGGAAGCAACTGGAAGCTGATCGCATGAGCGTTTGGTTTTGCATACCTTCCGCCCGGCCCGCCGCTGAAGCCGAACCCGTCATCGCCAAATGGCGCGAGATGGGCTATAGGATCGCTCTTTTGCGTCAGGGCGAGCCGATCGAGGCTGAGATTCACATCCCGACGCCAATTTACTTCGGCTGGGCGCAATCGATCAACATGCTCGCGGGGCTGGTGTTGCAGCAAGATGCCGAGGCCGAGTGGATCGTCTCTGGTGGCGATGATACGCTGCCCGATCTTGCAAATTCGGCTGATAGTATCAGCGCCCAATGCAAAGAACACTTCGGCGGCACGTTCGGCGTGATGCAGCCAACTGGCGACCGCTGGGCAGATGGATCCATTGATCGGATTTGTGGTTCTCCCTGGCTTGGGCGTGAGTTCTGCACGCGGATGTATCAGGGCAGGGGCCCGATGTTCGATGGGTACCTTCACATGTTCGCGGATGATGAATTGCAACAGGTGGCCTCGCGCCTCGGCGTGCTCTGGCAACGTCGCGATCTGATCCATCTCCACAGGCACTACTTCCGGACGGCAAACGATGGCGTGAATCATGGCGCGGCGATCCCGCCCCATATGCAGGAGTGGAATAGCCGCAAGCATTGGATCGAGTCGCAGGCGCTCTTCAATGAGCGTCGAGTCTTTGGCTTCCCGGGTCACGAGCCATTATCGGCATGAAATCTGAACGCGAATACGCAACCGAAATCATCGCGAACGCCCCGGGCCCGCGCGTTACCGTGCTCGAGCTTGGGGCGCATCACGGCAACGACACGGTTTTGCTCTATGACGCGGCAACGAAGCCGATCACTTATGTGGCTGTCGAGGCGGACCCGCGCAATGTGCCGTTACTGGAGCGGCGGATTGAGCGACGACCGGTGAACATCCTGCATGCGGCCATCTGGCACGAAGATGGGCAAGCCGTATTGCATTTATCGGAAGGCCGCGGCGATGGATCGAGCAGCGTTCGAAAGCCACTGAAACACCTGGACCATTTCCCGGATATTGCATTCGTCGGGACAGTCCCGGTGCCAGCGGTAACGCTTGACTGGGTGGCGGCCCGGTATGGCATCGAACAGGTAGATCTGATCTGGTGCGACATTCAGGGCGCGGAACGAAACATGATCGCGGGCGGACGCGAAACACTGGCGCGGACTCGCTGGCTACTGACGGAGTGCGACCGCATTGAGATGTACGAGGGCCAGGCGACTCGCGACGAGCTGCTGAAACTGCTCCCCGATTGGGAGCTGATCGCCGAGTGGCCGGAGAACGCCAACTTGCTGTTGCGTAACCGGAGGCTCAATTGAAGCTTATCGGCTTAATGCCGGTCCGCAATGAGGATTGGGTTCTTGGCCTCTCTGCTCGCGTGGCGCTTCAGTGGTGCGATGAGCTGGTGATTTTTCTGCATGCCTGCTGCGATCGCAGTGAGTCCATCGTTTACGATCTCCAGGAGGAATTCCCGGGCCGCGTGAAATTCATCGGCAATGATGGCGACCGCTGGGACGAAATGGCGCATCGGCAGCACCTCATCGTGCGGGCGAGGCACGAACGCGCGACACACATTGCCATTGTCGACGCCGATGAAATTCTGACCGGGAACTTGGTGGAGAGCATACGCGGATTGGTCGAATCGATGCCGCGCGGGTCCATTCTGCAGCTCCCCGGATACAACCTGCGCGGCGATCTCAGCCGCTATCATGCGAACGGCATCTGGGGGAATCGCTGGTTTTCGGTCGCTTTTGCCGACGATCCGCGCCTCGGCTGGCGCGGCGATCGGTTCCACCATCGCGAGCCGATGGGACCGATGCTGAATCCCTGGATGCCGACCAGGCAGGGCGGCGGCGGAGTGTTGCATCTGTGGGGCTTATCGGAGCGCAGATTGATTGCGAAACACGCCGCCTACAAGATGGTCGAAACGTTGCGTTGGCCGAACAAGCCACACGCGGAAATCGATCGAATGTATTCGCAGGCCTTCGATCCGGCGATGAACCCGCGGTTCGATCAGGCCTGGCGATACGCGCCAACTCCGCCCACCTGGTGGGAGCCGTACCACGACTTGCTTGGATACTTGAAATCGGACGCGGAGCCGTGGCAAGAGCAGATGTGCCGGGAACTCTACTCGCAGCACGGCGCGGATCGATTCGCGGGCCTGGATTTATTTGATGTTTGTGGCGAGGGAAGGGCGCAAGGGAGCGAGCGCAGCGATCAGCCCGTCGAGCAATGGCAGTAATCTGTCTTCCGCTAAGTCGACAGCGAGCAAGGTGGGATGAAATAACGCCGACGAGCCACCGTTTGAAATCTTCACGTCGACACAGCCGTTTCCCGGTCTCGACTGCAGATCCAACTGAATGTCTTCGGCAATAAGCAAAACAGCATAAATGCAATCAAAGCCGCGCTCGAAACGGTCCGGTCGGATATCTATCGTAAAGCCACGGGCTTTCAGTTCGTCAGTCAAATTTTGCACCCCTCAATTGTAATGAGTTATTCGCTTCTCAGGATGCTGCTATGAGTTCCTGGTTTCCCTACGGCGGCGTCGGGCCTTACGGCACCTACGGCAACCTCGGCCTTTACGGCGCGCTTGTCGTTTATGGCTCGCTCAGCCTCACCGAGAGTTCGCCCGCGCAATCCTTCACTGAGCCGTTGACGCTCAGCGAAATGAAGTCCTATCTCAAAGTGCCGGAGCGTTCGCCGGCGGATAGCGACGAAGAGAATGAAATCACGTCGCTCATCATCGGCGCCCGCGTGCAGGCGGAGATTTTGCAGGGCCGCGATCTAGTGCCGAAGCAGTGGGACCTGCACCAAGATTATTGGCCGTCGTATCGCGTGGAATTGCGCGCGCCGCTCACTTCTGTCGATCTGGTTCAGTACAAAGACTCGGACGGCCATTTGACGATGATGACCGAAAACACGGATTACATCGTCGACGGCTTCAAGGGGCCTGGCGCCATCATGTCGCCCTACAACAAAACATGGCCGACGTTCACGCCGTGGCCATCTTCCGCGATCCTGGTTCGCTTCACGAGCGGCTATTCCGCGGATTCTTCGTTCTGGTCGGGCGACGGACAACTGATCCGGAATGGAATGAAGCTCCTGATTTCAAGCTGGTATAACGAGCGCCTCCCATTCGCGATCGGACGGGGCGCGGCGATGGAATACCCGTATGCCGTGACCGCCTGCCTCTCGCAGGGCTCGCTCGCGAGGGCGCGATGACGCAGCCGGGGAGCTGGCCGTCGATCGACCCGGGGCGGATGGTCCATCGGATTACGATCCTCAAGCAAACGCCGGGCGTCGACATTTCGGGCGCCGTGGTCACATGGAGCGAGTTCGTGACCGCTTGGGCCGCGATTGATCCGGTTCGCGGAACGGATATCATCCGGTCGGGACAGGACACAACGCAGCTTTATTTGACGATCACGATGCGCTGGCAGGCGGGCATTTTGCCGAGCATGCGGGTCCGTTCGAACAATGGAACATATATCATTCAGGCGATTCAGAATCCGGGCGAACGGAACGTATTGCTGGTCCTGACGTGTGTCGCTCTCACCGCGAATCAATGATCGAGTCCGGACTAACCTTGCTCGTGAACGCCGATAGTGCGGTCAAGGCGATCGCGCCCATCGGCGGCTTCCTGGTCGAATTGCCGAAGGATCAGGCGTTGCCATCCTGGTCCTATTTCTGGGCTTCGGACACTCCGCACTATACGTTCGAGGGCTTGCGTCCGGTCAATCAGCGAAGGCTGCAGATCGACTGCTACGGCGCCGCGGCGGAAGTGATTAACCTCGCCCAAGCGATCGACAACGTGCTGAGCGGCTTCAGGGGTACGCTCACAGACGTAGACAGCACAATCGTTGCAGGCTGTTTTCGCTCGAATGTAATTGATTTTTTCGATGATGCGCCGCGCACTTACCGCCGCACTCTCGAATACGTGATCTGGTTTTACCAGTAGACCCGGCCCTCCGGCCTAATTCCCAAACCACAACCTAGGAGCAAATCAATGCCTTACGACGGCACACAGGCCGGTATCGGCCTCGGCACTGTACTATCCATCGGCGACACCGCAAGCCCCATCGGCTATACGGATGTCGGCGAACTCAGCGAACTCAATGAATCCGGCCGTCAAGCCGGAACGGACGATGCAACGAACTTCCAGAGCACGGCGCGCGAGTTCCTGCCCACCCTGATTGACTCGGGCACATGGGCCTTCACCGGCAACCGCGTTGGCGGAGACGCCGGCCAGGTCGAGATGGAGACGGCTTTTGCCGCCCTCAGCGTGCGCCCGTTTAAGATTGCGCTGCCCAAGACGGCCGCTCAGACCGTCGCCGGCGACGTTGCCACGTTCAAGGCGCTCGTCGAGCAGCTCAACTACACGATCGGCATGGACAAGATCGTGAAGGTCCAGGGGCAGTTGAAAGTCTCTGGCATCATCACCTGGACTCCCGGGAGCTAATCAATGCCGGTTCCGACTGAAACAGTAGCCGGAACGCCGGCAGATCCGACCGTCCGCTATGTGCCGCTCGAATTGGGCGGCACAACTTATCAGCTTTGTTTCGATTTCGACGCGATCGCGAAGGCCGAAGAGATGACAGGCATGAGCCTGCTCTTCGGGGTGGATTGGTCGCATGTGGGCGTTACTCGCATGCGGGCGATGCTTGTCGCGTGCATGCTCAAGGCCCATCCGGACATTAAGCCGGAGCGGCTGACCCGATTTATCACGCACAAAAACACGGCGAAGATTCAGGCCGCGCTCATCGAGGCCTGGGTCAATTCCACTCCCGATGCAGACGACGAAGAAAACCCTCCAGCGCCGGAGCCGAGCCCGGCGAACGGCTGACCAATGCTCAGATGTGGGATCGCTGCTGGTCGACCGCAGTGGTCCGACTCGGCCTTACGACAGAACAATTCTTTCGGCTCACGCCGCGGCAGTTGCGCGTGCTTGCGGATCGAGATCATGAATTTCTCGAAATGCAGCGGGAGCATATAGAACTGCTCGCTGGCATCATCACGGCGAACACCGTGAATTACAGCTTTTGCCATCCGAAGCACGCGAAAGCGCCGGCGGATTTCATGCCGTCCCGCATGGGCAAATCCCGCTCTGCTCCGAAGGCTCTGATCGCGCAGAATATTCGCTGCTTCCTCCAGGCGCAAACTAAACTCCGCAACAAATGCCCGAAGTAACAACAGAAATCAAGGGACTTCGCGAGCTGAAAGCGAACCTCGAACGGCTGGGGCCCGCAATCGCGAAAGGCGTCATGACCGAGGGCCTCGAAGCCGGTGGCGCCGTGCTCATGGAGGCCATTGGCGAGCGCACGCCGGTTCATCGCGGCGTGCTCAAAGAGCATATTGTCATGGCTACCGAAGTTGCTCCGAGCGGTGCGGCCGGCCGGGTCAAAGTAGGTTTCGGCGACGAAGGCTATAAGGCGAAATGGGTCGAGTTCGGCCACAGGCAGGTATCGCATGGACCCGCTAGTGAGCGGAAAGAGATCGGCCATGTCGCGGCGCATCCATTCATTCGACCGGGCTTTGACGCCTCGAAGGAAGCCGCCCGCGAGAAAGTCATTGAAGTGATTCGAGCGCAAGTCGCGGAAAAGACCGGTAAATGAGCACCAGCGTAGGCGACGTTTACGTTTCGCTGGGCGTCGATATGTCCGGCTTCGTGTCCGAACTGACCCAGGCCGAGCAGGTTGCCTCCGGCTCCGCGACGAAGATCAAAGACCGGCTGATGAGCGTTGGCACATCGCTTGCCGATCTCCGCACGCAGGCGAAGATGGTCAAAGAGTCGCTCGCTGGCGCGGCTGATTTCCGCATCCGCGGTGACGCGGGACTCGACAAACTGCACGATCAACTGGCCCAGGTGAGAGCGGCCGGCACTGCAACGGATGGCGCGCTCGACAAGCTCTCGCTCGCATTCCAGGAGAATGCCAGGGGCGCGCATACTTACACCCAGGCGCTCGACAAGATCGCGGCGAATAAAGCGGCGTCCGATTCGGTTCGCCAGCTTGCACAGCAGCTTTCGAACGAGGCGAAGGAAGCGAACTTCGATGTAGCGGCGTTGGAAAAGCGGCAGCGCGTGCTGGACAGGATGATCGGCGTCCAGAGCCGAAGGTTCGCCGCGCTCAATAAGCAGGCTAATCCGGAGGCGGCGAGTCATTACGTTCCACCGCAGGCGGCGGCAAGCGCCGCAGCGCGCGCGCTTGAGGGCCAGCTCTCCATTCGGGCGAGCGAGCGATTTCTCACCGGCACGCTCGGCCTCGGTCCGGCTCTGCAATCAATATTCCCCATCGTCGGCGGATTGGCATTCCTCGATTTACTGGGCGGACTTGCCGAACGGGCGCAGTCTCTCTATGAAACCCTAAAGAAGATCGAAGCCGCCCCGCAGCGCGTTGCCGACGAATTCCGCAAACTCAATGGGTCGACGCAGCTCGCAAACGATGAACTGCGAGTCACGAACGACCGCCTCGCGAATGACATCGCAAAGCTCGAAGGCAGGCCCCAGAACGGTCTGGCGCTCGCCCTCGACGAAGCTGCCGTCGCCGCCGATAAACTGGCTGATTCCCTTCACAAAGATTTTGAGGCGCTCTCTCAGCTATTCCAACAGGAAAACGTTGGCGCCCTAAAAGGTGCATTCACCGGGGAGGCGTCTACCGAGGGAATCAAGCAGGCATTCCTCGGAGAAAACGGATATGGGGGCTTCGAGGGGCGCATTCAGGCGAAGAATGATGCGTTGGCCGATGAACTGGAGACGATTCGGGGCAAGTCTGCCTCTGGCGCAATCACTCAAAAACAGGCCGCCGATCAGGCAAATGCGGCCCGCGTAAAGAATCGCGCCGAAGTGGAAGCGATCTCCAGAGAGGAAATCGACAGCGCCAAGAAGGATCTTCAGTCCCGCATTGCCCTACAAAAACAGCGGGACGAATATAGCAGTAGAACCAGAGAGCTGAACGGCAAGATCCTCTCCGGGCGGGCAACGGAATCAGAATCCGAGGAACTGCGAAAGTTACGGATGAACGCTCCTGATCTGACTAATCAGGGAAAGCCCATCGCTCTTGATCAGGGGCTCATTCGTGTGGCGAGGAACCGGATTGACAATATCGATCTCACCGCCGCAAATGAAGCCCAGACGAAGAAAAAGGAGTTACTCGGAGGCGACAAATCCGCTGCCGACCTCACCCGTCCATTCGACGACAAGATGCACGAGCTTTCGGCTCAGATCGAAGCCGTCAACTCTTCTCTCGCCGCGGTCGGCAAAACCGATACCGCCGAAACTCTCGCGAAATCCTGGGGCGTCGCGCAAGAGGCGATTGCGAAGCTCAATAACGATCTCGCGAAGCATCACCAGTCCCTCACGCTCGGACAGCAGCTGGACGTGCTGGCAGCCGAAGATACTCTCGCCCTTTCGAAAGCCGATCTCGAATGGAAAACGAAGCTCGATCAGGCTACGGATTCCATTGAGAATCGCATCGGCTCACTCAAGCGGCTTACTGACGCCATCGGCAAGGGCGCGGCAGCAACGCGGGCGGCCACGATAGAAAATCAGGTTGCACAAACGCTCGGATCGAAATACAACGATCCCGAGTTTATGCGGACGCATCAGCCGGACGTTGCGGCGCTTCGCCAGAACATCGGCGCGGAATACGACACCCAGCAAGCGCAGAAATCCGCGCAAGCCATTCAATCCCTCACGAATCAGATCGATCTCGAGAAAAGCCTTGCGGCGGTCCAGATGCAGGGAGCGGAAGCGGTTAGCGCCGTCACGTTGGTCTATCGGCTTCGCGATCTGGCGATGCAGGGCGCAACGCAGGCTCAGATCAAGGCCGAAGTCGATCTTTTCAACGCCCAGAAAGCCAACCAATCCTCTGCCGGTCTCGCGAACATAAACCAGCAGATCGACGCCACGCGCCGCTTGAGCGCCGCGCAGCTCCGGGGCGCGGAAGAATACCGGCAAGCGCAACTCGACCTGAAGTATCAGGAGATGCAGCGCCAGGGCGCGAGTCCGCAAGAGATCCAAAAGACGCGTTCCCTCGATGAGCTGCAATATCGCCAGCAAATAGCCGCCGATGCTTTGCAATCGGGGATGGCCCTAGGAAACCGTCTCGATCAACTCAACACCGAAATCGGCTACCTGCAAAGCATCAAGCTCAGCGGGGATGAAGAATTAGCTCGCGAGATCTCCCTCAAAAATCTCGAAGAGCAGCGCACGCAAATCCTCAGTGAGCAAGCTCTCGCCGTTGGCTCCGCGAAAGACGGCATGGCCGCGTTCTTCCGTGAGATGGCGACGCAAGCCGAATCCGCCGCGCAGCAGGTTCACGATGCGTTTCGGAGCGCGTTCGGCGGCATCAACGATGAGCTGTCGAAGCTCATGACC